TACGAAGTTATTGATCCAGAAACATGGACAGATGCTTATAACGATCGTTGGCTTCAGAACTACGCAACGACTCTGATTAAAGAACAATGGGGATCAAACCTTACAAAGTTTACTGGAATGTCTTTACCTGGTGGAGTGCAGTTTAACGGAGAGAAAATCTACGATGATGCCGTAGCCGAAAGAAAAAAACTCGAAGACGAGATGATTTCTTCTTATTCTCTGCCGGTTCTCGATATGATTGGATAATACATGTCGACCAATTTCTATTTCAACAACTTTACAAATAGCCAAGAGCAGGTCTTAATTGAAGATCTGGTTCTCGAGTCTATTCAAATTTATGGGCATGATGTATTCTACTGTCCTCGTACACTCGTAGAAAAAGACGAAGTCTACGAAGAAGATGCATTATCACAGTACAACAGTTCTTACTTAATTGACATGTATATTCGTAGTTATGAGAGTTATGAAGGTGACGGACAATTCTTGTCGAAGTTTGGTCTTGAAATCAGAGATCAGGTTACATTTACCGTGTCCGTTCGTAACTTTATGAATGAGATTGGCTCAGTAGAAATGATCGATCGTCCTCAAGAAGGTGATCTCATTTATCTTGCTATGGCAGATCGTTTGATGTATGTCAAATACGTCAATAAAACTCCTGTCTTCTATCAGATGGGTGCTATTCAGATGTATGATCTCGTTTGCGAGATGTTTGAATATGGCAGTGAGCAGTTAAATACTGGCATCGAAGCCATTGATAGTATCGAGAAATTGAGTAGCCTCAGCCTCGACGAGTTTGGAATCTTGACGAATGACGGTTTACTTCTGGTTACTCAAGAAGGAAATCCAATCATACAAGGCAGCTATGATTTTGGCACACAAGCCGGAGATGCATTCGAAGATAATATAGAGTTTGAAACAGACGGGGACAGTATCCTTGACTGGACGCAAATCGATCCGTTTAGTGAGGGACAAGTATAATGTTTGGAAGAACATGGAATCATGATAGTTTAAGAAAATACATCATCGTATTCGGAACTGTCTTTAACGATATCTATATTAATCGCTTGAGCAATGCCGGAGAAGTGCTTCAGACTCTGAAAGTTCCTTTGACATACGGCCCAAAAGACAAAGTACTTTCAAGACTCGAGCAAAGTCCAAGACTCGATAATCAAGTTGGTATTATTCTTCCTCGTATTTCTTTCGAAATGACGACCATGGAGTATGATCCTACTCGTAAGTTGAATACTCTGAATAAGCTGACGAAACAATCTACCACTGCCGGCACAGATGACGAAGTCAAATATCAGTATCAACCTGTTCCATATGACATGCAATTCGAGATGAATATCTTGGTCAAGAACGCCGAAGATGGCACTCGTATCGTAGAGCAAATAGTTCCGTACTTTACTCCTGATTTTACAGTGAGTGTCAATCTTGTTCCTGAAGTCGATGGCCCTCGAGACATTCCTATCATTCTAAATAGTATCACTTCTCAAGATGAATATGAAGGTAGCTTTGAACAAAGAAGAGCACTGATCTGGACGCTTAGCTTTACGATGAAAGGTTACTTGTATGGACCAACGAAGAAATCAAAACTAATTAAACATGCTGAAACTGTATTTAGATTTCCAGAAGATGTTGCGACAGGAAATACTAATAGCACAGCGAATACGATAGTAGTGACTTCACGCCCTGGACTCACAGCGAACGGACAACCTACTACCAACACTGCTTTAAGTATTTCATATGAAGATATTATAAGTACAGATGACTATGCCATTATTAATACAATTACTGAGAATATCTAATGAGCAATGAACTTGATAAATTTTTAAACATCGCCTCTGGCGATAACTTACCAGCTGTGATCGAAAAGAAGATGAGCACTCAAGTCTCGGCAGATTTTGAGTATGCTCGCGAGAACATGATGGAAGTCATCAATAAGGGTCAAGAAGCACTCTTTGATTTGATGGATGTGGCCAAACAGAGCCAGCATCCAAGAGCGTATGAAGTTTTGGCTACCATGATGAGCACGATGGTTGGAGCCAGCAAGGACTTACTTGATCTTCAGGCGAAAAAGAAGAAGATCATGGAAGATGATCCTTCGGCCTCTCCTCAGCAAGTCACAAACAATCTTTTCGTAGGTTCGACTGCAGAGTTACAAAAATATCTGAAGCAGCACAAAGATGGCGAGTGAAAACTATCTCGGTAATCCGAGACTTAAGAGAGCAGATACAAAGGTCGAGTATACTCCCGAACAAGTCGCAGAGTATATCAAATGCTCTGAGGATCCGATCTACTTTATCTTAACTTATTGTAAGATCGTAAACATCGATAAGGGTCTGATCATGTTCCCGCTCTGGGAATTCCAGAAGGAAATGATCCTCGCATTCGAAGAGAATCGCTTTGTAATCTGTAAGATGCCTCGTCAGGTTGGTAAGACGACTACTGTTGCCGCTTACTTGCTTTGGAAGATCGTATTCAACGAAGAATACTCGATCGCTATTTTGGCCAATAAAGACAGACAGGCTCGAGAAATCCTTGGTCGTATTCAGTTGATGTTCGAACACCTACCGAAGTGGCTTCAGATGGGTGTTACCGAATGGAACAAGGGTAACATTAAGCTCGAGAACGGATCTGAAATCCTTGCCTCGGCTACCTCATCTTCTGCTATTCGTGGTACGTCTCAGAACATGGTATATCTCGACGAGTTTGCCTTCGTTCCGACCAACATTCAAGACGAGTTCTTCGCTTCGGTATATCCTACCATTTCATCTGGTCAAAGTTCGAAGGTTCTCGTGACTTCGACGCCGAACGGTATGAACATGTTTTACCGCATTTGGACAGAGTCTGAAGAGGGTAGAAATGCTTATGCTCGTGTCGATGTTCACTGGTCACAGATTCCTGGCCGCGACGAAGCATGGAGAGAACAGACGATCAGTAATACGTCTGAAGAACAGTTCAGACAAGAATATGAGTGCGAGTTCCTTGGATCTTCTAACACTCTGATCCATCCTACCAAACTTCGTAATATGGTCTATAAACATCCGATTGCATCTGCAGATGGAGGGCTTAAGATCTATGAAGAGCCAGAACCAGATACAATCTATGCTATTGTAGTTGATACTTCTCGAGGAGCCGGAGCCGACTATTCTGCTTTCATTGTCGTCAACGTATCGACGATGCCCTATCGACAGGTGGCAACATATCGAAACAACTTAATATCGCCGATGATCTATCCGAACATTATCTATAATGCGGCCATCAAATATAACGATGCTCTTGTTCTTGTCGAAACAAACGATATTGGTCAGCAGGTGGCTGACATCTTACACTATGATCTTGAGTATGACGGTGTGCTCGTGACTGCAAATAACGGCAGAACAGGACAAAGTCTGTCAGGTGGATTTGCTACGACGACTCACTATGGTGTCAAGACTACGAAGCAAGTCAAGAGAGTTGGCTGCGCCACACTCAAGACTCTTGTAGAATCTGATAAGTTCTTAATCTATGATTATGACACTATCTATGAGTTGACTCGATTCTCACTGAAGAACAGTCTAAAGGGCAATCAGTCATACGAAGCAGAAGACGGTAACGATGATATGGCAATGTGCTGTGTTCTTTTTGCTTGGTTGACTACGCAGCCTTATCTCAAAGAAATTACGAATGTTGATATTCGTATGCAAATCTATGAGCAGAATGAGAAGATGCTCGAGCAACAGATGCTACCATTTGGACTGATGAGTACAGGCGATGATGCACATGACGAAGAAGTAAACGAACCACTCTTCGACGGTGGACCAAAAGACGATTTCTGGGTTGCCAAGAAGATGGGATTCTTTGAAGGAAACTTTTGATATGAAAGATGAATACGGACTTAATCTCAGAAAATTAATTAAACCCATGAAGTATGCACTGAATAATCCTGGAAAAGCTTTAATTTTTATTTTACAAGTAGTACGCCATGGCAGCGGTCCTTCTCTAAAGTACACATATAAAAAGATGCTCGAAACTCGAACGGGCGGAGAGATGGCATATAAGTCTGAAGAAATATCAGAATATTTGCCTGGTCTTGTGAATAGGCCTGAAAAATCTGTTGGCAAAGCAGCTGCTGATTGTTTTCAGCACCATCGATTAGCTATTGTAGCAATGAGTAGAAAAAATGCTGCTGATCAATGGATTGAAGCTAAACATCCTTACAGTTGGATGGCAAGAAGATACCGTGATACTCATGATATATGGCACATTTTAACAAATTATCCTACGACTGCAGAAGGAGAAATGTGCATGATCATGTTTTCTTATGCACAAACACGCTCGCTTGCATGGTTAGTAATTAGTTTAAGTATCTTATTCACACTTTTGATAAGACATCCTTCTGAAGCTTTTACTCGAATTCGAATGGTGTATGAAGCGTATCGAAATGGCAAAAGGGCTAAGTTTCTATTAGCCGAAAATTATGATGAACTACTATCTGAGAATTTAGATTCTGCTAGGGAACGACTAAACATCCGCTTACCGAAAGCTTTTGTTAACAGATCTCCTAATTTTTTGAAGTTATAAATAAAGCAAATGCAACTTACATGACTAACCTTTAAAGGGAGATAACAATGGCGTTTCAAGTCAGCCCAGGAATCAATGTTTCCGAAATTGATCTTACAACTACTGTTCCAGCACTTGCGACTACGGTCGGAGGTTTTGGCGGAGTATTTCGTTGGGGACCAGTCGGAAAGTTCGTTCTTGTAGATTCAGAAAATACACTCGCAAATCGCTTCGGTAAACCGACCTCGGACAACTACGAAACTTTCTATACAGCAGCAAACTTCCTTTCTTATGGCAATGCTCTATATGTTTCGCGTGCTGCCAATACAACAGGTTTCTCTAATACAGCGACTGTTACTCTTAGTAGTAATACTACGCTTGCCACATCGAACGGCGCGGCTCTTGGCCTTACAGTTGGTAATCTCGTACAAGGCGATGGCATTCCCGATGATACCTTCGTTACGGCGGTTTCCAATACCACTACTACTATTTCGAGAGCAGCTACTACAAGCGCTTCTGCGGTTCTTTCATTCTTTGCAAATACTACGACTCTTTCTGCTTATGCTGGTGATACAGCTGCAGTCGTTGCATCAAACGTAGTTGTTAGAAACTCCGAAGAATTCGAAAACAAAGGTGCAGCGAATGCAACATTTACAGGAACAGAGTTTGTAGCTCGTTATCCTGGTGCACTCGGTAACTCTCTGAAAGTTTCAATGTGCGATAGCGATAGACAGTTTTCTGAAACAATTACATTCGAAACCAATACTTCTTACGGTTCAACAACTGCAAACGCATATGCTCTTGCAGATCTTACATCAGCGAATGTATCGATTTCAGTCGGCAGCAATACTGCTAACGTTGTCTTCGTATGGTCTAACGACGATTTCGCAGATCGTGTAGCAGCTGCTACGACAGCACGAACAGTTGGATCGAACGGCGTATCAGCTAACTTTATCTCTCTTGCAACCGCAAATACACTGTTTACGAATGGCGATGCAGTATGGTATGCAAAGGGCTCTTCTTCGACCGCGAATAGCATTCAAGGTTTATCAGAAGGTACATCGTACTTCATTACTGGAGCGAATACAACCGGCTTTACTCTCTCGTTAACATCTGGTGGAGCAAACGTTGCCATCTCGAACGGTGCAGCTAACTCAGACGTATATTTTACAAAACAATCAGCGACTGATCTTGGCCTTACGCTCGCTCAAGCACGTCTTGCAGTTACTGCAGTAAGAGACAAGCTAACAGTTGGTGACTTCGTAGAAGTTGGTAATACTACTATTGGTAAGCAGAATATGAAGGTCACCTCAAAAGGCGCACAAGCCGACGATGGTACAAATATCTTCTTTAATATTGTTTTTGATTCAACTTGGAACAAGTCAACTAACTTCAGCGCAAACTCTTTGACACGTCAATGGGAATACTTCAACACCGTAGATTCTGCTCCAGGTGTATCTCAAGCGATGACAAACGCCGGACTTTCTACGAAAGACGAAGTTTCAGTTGTTGTGGTTGACGAAGATGGTCTAATCAGCGGAACACCTGGTCAAGTTCTTGAAATCTACCAAAACCTTTCGCGCGCCACAGATGCCAAGAAAGAAGATGGTACAACTAACTATTATAAGACAGCGATCAACGACTTCTCACGCTGGATTTGGGCTACAAACGATCGCTCAGGTGCTGCTTCGAATACTCTCTCAACCGTTGCTAACTCGACCAATACGACGACTTATACGAAGTCGTTCGTTCGCGGAACAGACGGCGCGACAGAAAGTACTGTTTCAATGGCAGCCGTTGGTGCTGCATACGATCTCTTCGCAGATGCAAGTACAGTCGATGTTTCTCTTATTCTTCAAGGGAAAGCAATCGGAACAAACGATGTTCAGCTAGCTAACTATCTGATCGACAACATTGCAGAAGTTCGTAAGGATTGCGTAGTGTTCGTTTCTCCTGCATACTCTGATGTTGTAGGTATCGCAACAGAAAACGCACAAGCTCAGAACATCGTAGATTTCAGAAATCTTCTGCGTAATACTTCATATGCATTCCTCGATTCTGGTTACAAGTATCAGTACGACAAGTATGCTGACGTATATCGCTACATTCCTTTGAACGGAGATATTGCTGGTATTACTGCTCGCAGTGATAGCCTGAAAGATCCTTGGTTCTCTCCTGCTGGATTTACTCGCGGTCAAATTAAAAACCTCGTGAAGTTGGCATTCAGCCCTGGAAAAACTGAAAGAGATCTTCTGTATAAGAATGATGTCAATCCAATCGTGACATTCCCGGGTCAAGGCACAGTACTCTACGGAGATAAGACTCTCCTCGGTCGTGCAAGTGCATTCGACCGTATTAACGTACGTCGCTTGTTTATTGTTCTTGAAAAGGCGATTGCAACAGCTTCAAACTCTACGCTATTTGAATTCAACGACGATTTCACAAGATCACAGTTTGTAAATCTAGTTGAACCATATCTTCGCGACGTTCAAGGTCGTCGTGGAATCTTTGACTTCCGCGTGGTTTGTGACGAGACGAATAATACTGCTGAAGTTATCGACAGCAATCGCTTTGTTGGAGACATCTACATTAAGCCTGCTAAGTCGATCAACTTCATTCAGCTAAACTTCGTCGCCGTCAGATCTGGTGTCGAGTTCAATGAAATCGCTGGCCAGTTCTAATAAATAAAAATAAACGTAGGAGGAAAGTAAATGGCTTTTAATATCAATGAAATGAGAAGCCAGCTACAATTTGGCGGTGCAAGACAAAATCTGTTCCAAGTGGATATTTCAAATCCCGCGAACAGTGATGGAGATCGAAAAACAAGATTCATGTGTCAGGCAGCTCAGCTGCCTGGCTCTGATCTTGGAGTCATTCCAGTGTTTTACTTTGGTCGTCAAATGAAGTTAGCTGGTGATAGAACATTCGCCGAATGGACAGTCACGATCATGAACGATGAAGACTTCTTGATTCGGAATGCCATGGAAGAATGGTCGAATCAGATCAATCGTCTACAGCGCAACGTCAGAGAAATTGGCCCTGGATATAAGTCTCAGGCCACAGTCACTCAGTTTGGTAAAGATGGTACGAAGATCCGTACTTATGATTTTAACGGAATCTTCCCAAGTAATATCAGCCCGATCGAGCTCGATTGGTCGACGACTGATCAGATCGAACTGTTCCAGGTGACATTCCAATATGACTACTGGTCAGTTGGTAAGGTCGGACAGACAGGCGACGCCGGCGGTGATTAATAAGTAAAGGGTAATCATTCCCTTTACTTTTTTCGTTATTTAAATTGGAGAACCCATGGCCGAGTTATTTGGTTTTGAAATTAAAAGAAAGCAAGAAGAAAAAGAGCTTCCATCATTTGCCCCAAAACAGGACGATGATGGAGCTCTTGTTCTTGCCGAAGGTGGAGCCTATGGCCAGTATGTTGATATGGAAGGTGCCATTCGCACCGAGTCAGAGCTCGTCTCGAAGTATAGAGAGATGGCTCAGCATCCAGACATCGAACTTGCTGTCGATGATATTATCAACGAAGCTGTTGTAATTGATCCCAAAAAAGAAGTCGTATCTTTAAATCTTGACGACTTAAAGCAACCAGACAAAGTCAAGAAACTTATCCTCGATGAGTTTGATACTGTGCTCGAGCTGCTCGAGTTTAATCAGCACGCCTATGAAATTTTCCGCAAGTGGTATGTCGACGGTAGAATATTCTATCACTTGATGATCGACGAGAAAAATCCAAGAGAAGGCATTCAAGAACTACGCTACGTAGATCCTCGCAAGCTTCGTAAAGTCAAAACTTACAAGAAAAGAAAGGCTGCCAAGGACTCGAACGTTATTATTCCTGCAAAGGGCGAAGAGTTCTACATCTATAATGAGAATGGTTTCGGTAAAGTACCGACACAACCAAACTATCAAGATCCTACTACGCAAGGTATTAAGATAGCCACAGACGCTATTATCAACGTATCTTCTGGCCTTGTCAACGTTAAAGGTGACATGGTTCTTGGTTACCTACAAAAGGCTATCAAGCCACTCAACCAGTTAAAGGCGATGGAAGACTCATTGGTCATCTATCGTATCTCTCGTGCACCTGAACGCCGTATCTTCTATATCGACGTTGGTAACCTACCAAAAATGAAAGCTGAGCAATATCTTCGTGATGTGATGACTCGCTTCAAGAATAAGGTAGTGTACGATGCAGGAACCGGAGAAATCCGCGACGATCGTAAGCACATGACAATGCTCGAAGATTTCTGGCTACCACGTCGTGAAGGCGGAAAGGGTACAGAAATCACCACTCTTCCAGGTGGACAGAACCTCGGTCAGATCGACGATATCGTTTACTTCCAACGTAAGCTTTATAAAGCTCTGAACGTTCCTATTTCTCGTCTTGATCCTGAACAAGCTTTCAACTTCGGAAGAGCCACAGAAGTCACTCGCGACGAAGTTAAGTTTTCTAAATTCATTACTCGCCTTCGTGCAAGATTCTCTGATGTTTTCAATAAGATTCTTGAGAAGCAACTGATTCTGAAGGGTATTATTACCTCTGAAGATTGGTCAGAGTTTAAATACAACTTTAAATATGAGTTCACAGAAGATAACCATTTCTCTGAGCTGAAGAACACAGAGATCCTTCGCGATCGTATCTCGATGCTTCGCGATGTCGATGACTATGCAGGCAAATACTACTCACACGAATGGATTCGTCGTAATGTTCTTTATCAGACAGAAGAAGATATGGAACAGATCGACAAGCAGATCGCCGATGAAATTGATAATCCTCAATATGCTCCACCAGAAATGGGTCCAGATGGACAGCCACTTCCTCCTGGAGATGTAGGCACACCGCCGGCTGAGGACGATGCGACTCCTCCGGCTCCTGGTAAACCGAAAGCGAAAGCTACTCCTATTCCAAATGTACCAGATTTGGTAGGAAAATAAATACATTATAAATAGTAAAAGAATTTTGGAGATTTTATATGGATATTGACGAACTAATTGGAGCCGCTGTCGAACAGCAGCCAACTCGATTTGCTACGGCCTTTGATGATCTCATGGGTCAAAAGATCGCAGCGAGATTAGAAGACGAGCATACCACATATGCTCAACAAATGTTTGCTTCTGACGAACCTGAAGATACCGATGAAGAAGAATTCGAAGATGATTTGGATTTTGACATCGACGACGAAGAGTTCGAAGATGAGTTCGAAGACGAAGAATTTGATATAGAAGATCTCGACCTAGAAGATTTAGACACAGAGGAAGAAGACGACGATGGCGAAGACGCTTAAAGATTTCTTAAATGAAAGACAGCTTGGGCCGATGGTCGTCAAGAATCCTGACGAGCAGAAGTTCATTGACAAGCACGTAGTTGCAAAGACTGACGACCGCAACGGCAATGACGATGAACTCTTTAAGGGTTCGAAGGTCAAGATGGCTGATCGTCCAAAGCACCGTAAGGGCTACAATCCTGGCGAAGACGAAGAAGTATATGAAGCGCTGAAGGGCAATCAGCACAAGATCGATGCCAACAAGAATGGCAAGGTCGATGCCCATGACTTCCACCTGCTGCGTAAGAAGAAAAAGGTTGCCGAAGAAGCTGAAGAACTCGAAGAGCTTTCAACAGATACTCTGAGAAATTACAGAGCAAAAGCGAAAGATGATGCATACGACGCAGCTGATGTTGATGACGATCGTCGCCTCCGTAAACGTTCAATGGGTTCGTGGGATGCTGGTAAAAAGATTTTAAAGCGCGGTGATGCTTTAAGAAAAGAAGAAGCTGAGCAGATCGACGAGATCTCGGCCGAAAAGAAAGATGCATACGCACAAAAAGCCGGTAAGCAACTTCCAGGTCTTTTTAAGAAGTCCGGCGAAACTGCTAATGATGCTCGTAAGTATTATAACCGCAAGAATACTGTTCGTAAAATTGCTAACGAAGAAGCCGATCAGATCGACGAGATCCTTGATACACCAGAAAAAGCTGCTAACTACAAAGCCAAAGCTCAAAAGTCTTTCAGCAAGAATGTCTGGATAAGCGGAGATAAAGCAGCCCATCAAACAGCGAAAAAGCGTCTTTATGGTTTATCACATCCAAAGGTTGCTGAAGAAATAGAGATTGAAGAAAAGCTGAACATGGACAAAGCTTCAATGGGAACCGTAATCAAGGATTTCCAAAAGTCTGATGCTCCTCAGTTCCAAGGTAAGTCACAGAAGAAGCGCCAAGTGATGGCGATCGCTGCTAAGCTCTCAGCAGAGCGCGGTGGCAAGCCTTTGAACAAAGAAGAGCGTCTTCTTACTAAGCTTGCTGACATTTCAGAAACACATAAGAGAACGATGGTATCGGTCTTTGAGAAACTTAACGAAGATAACCAACGTGAGTTCATGCTAGCATGCGATACAGCAGAAGGCATCGAGCAAATGTTGGACTTCTCTATTCAACACAGAGGTGAATAATGGCTGTTACTATTACATCGAATAAGAAAAATACGTCGGCCGTTATTCACGTTTCTGCTGCTAATACCACGATTAAAGTATCTGGTAATAGCATCACGACAAACGTAGATGCTACTTCTACATGTCTTGCTATCGGTAACGAAGTGCTTAGCGGAGTATACATTACTCAAGCTTTCTTTGGAGTTGATCCGACAGGTTATGCGGTGATCAAGCGCGGCACAACACCGGTTGCAATCTATGATTCAACTGGATATGTCGACTATGCTGGTTCAGGTATGGCTCTCACTGTCGGTCAAACAGCAAACCTTACGGTTGAGTTCGTAGGTACCGCGAATGGCTACGTCTTACTTGAAGTACAAAAAGCTGGCACTCTTCCAACAGAATATCTCGGATAAGGTAAGAACATGAAGCTAATCACAGAAGTCGTCGAAGATCTGAAATGTATCACAGAAGCTCGTGAAGACGGGAAGAAGAACGTATACATCGAAGGTATCTTCTTACAAGGAGGCATTAAGAACCGTAACGGTCGTATGTATCCTGTAGAAACCCTTGAAAAAGAAGTGAATCGTTACGACGAAACTTACATTCAGAAAGGCAGAGCTCTTGGCGAGTTAGGTCATCCTGACGGTCCGTCCATTAACCTCGATCGTGTATCTCACATGATCACTTCTTTGAAGAAAGAGGGCGCCAACTTTGTAGGTCGTGCTAAGTTGATGGATACTCCAATGGGTAACATCGCCAAAGGTCTCATTGGAGAAGGCGTAAAGCTTGGTGTATCTTCCAGAGGTATGGGTTCGTTGAAGCTAAATAGAGAAGGTATCAACGAAGTTCAAGACGATTTCTATTTGGCCACAGCTGCAGATATCGTAGCAGATCCTTCTGCTCCAGATGCATTTGTAAATGGTATTATGGAAGGCGTAGAATGGGTTTGGCAAGATGATCTGTTAGTTGCAAAGAAAAATGCACAGAAGATGTTAGAGCAAACTGTGCAAAATATTGAAAGCGCATCTTTTTCGAAGCAGCTCGATGCTAAAAAGTTTGAAATTTTTGAGAACTTCCTCAATAAAATTTCTAAAATCTAACTTAGAATAAATAAATAAAATCTACAAGGAGTCAAAAATGTCAAATAAAGATACGAGTGAAATCGTTCAAGACGGTATCGATGAATCTGCTGGTTCGGAAACATTGAAGCCGAATCCAACACGCGCAGAGATGCTAGCTACTTTTAGCTCGCTTCTTGCACAATTGAAGGGCGAAGATCTTTCGCACTTCTTTAACGATTCAATCAAGCAATATAGTGCTGATGGCGTTCCTTCGGCGACTGCTCCTGGTGGAGCTCCTGCTATTGGTAAGATGCCAATGCCTACGCTGAACGCAGTGAAGGAAGACATCAACGAAGTATTTGATGGCGAAGATCTTACTGAAGAAGCAAAAGAAAAGTTTTCAACAATCTTCGAATCAGCTGTATCAGCTCGCGTTTCGATCGAAGAAGCTCGTCTCGAAGAAGAATTCGCTACGAAGCTCGACGAAGCAGTAGAAGAAGTAAAAGAAGAGATCACTACAAAAGTCGATCAGTACCTCGACTATGTAGTAGAATCGTGGATGGAAGATAACAAGCTTGCTATCGAATCCACAGTCCGCGCCGATATTGCAGAGAATTTCATGGAAGGCCTCTACAATCTGTTTGCTGAATCATACATCACAGTGCCTGAAGAGAAGCTTGATGTAGTCGGTGAATTGAAGGCACAACTCGAAGAGCTAGAAGCAAAGCTCGACGAGTCTATAAACACGCAATTAGAACTACAGTCAGTCATCGACGAAGCTACAATGGAAGCAACGTTCGACGAAGTGTCTGAAGGTCTTGCTGCTACACAGGTAGAAAAGCTTCGCACACTTGCAGAAGGTATCGAGTTCACAGATAGCGAGTCTTATGCAAAGAAGCTCGACATTCTAAAGGGCAAGTACTTCTCTGAAAAGAAGGAAGTTAATACTGGCGTTATTTCGGAAGAAGCAACAGAAGGTCTTAACGAAGAAACTAAGCCTAAAGCAGTTGGTGAAATGGCAAACTATGTCAGCGCGATTTCGAGAACCAAAAAGTTTTAATTTGATAAATAATAAACAAATCCTAAGGATAAAGGGAGAATAAAATGTTAGCTGAGGAACTAAATAACAAGTGGAAGCCAGTGCTCGAGCACTCGGATCTTCCAGAAATTACAGATTCACACAAGCGCCTTGTCACAGCGACAGTGCTTGAAAACACAGAGCGTGCACTTCGCGAAGCTTCAGGCCAAGGTAGTTCACAACAAATGCTTGGCGAAGGCGACGGTCACGTCAACTCCGTAGGCAGCGGCCAGGTTGCAAACTTCGATCCAGTACTGATTTCACTCGTACGTCGTTCGATGCCAAACCTGATTGCTTATGACGTTTGTGGCGTTCAGCCAATGAACGGCCCAACAGGTCTTATCTTCGCAATGCGTTCGCAGTATGCCAACTCGACAGACGCAACTGTTGCAGAAGCTTTCTACAACGAAGCTAACACTGGTCACGCTTCGCGTCTCGGTGCTGGTCTTAACGCTGCTAACACAGGTGCTGCTTCAGCAACTGCAGTTGGTGCTAACACAGTTGGTACAGCTCCTGACTCGTCAAACAACGCTGGTAACACATACTACAACTACACGATGGGTCTTCTTGTTGGTTCTGCTGAACTTCTTGGCGCTAACAGCTCATACATCTTCCCGGAAATGGGCTTCTCAATCGAGAAGGTAACTGTATCTGCTAAGACACGCGCGCTGAAGGCAGAATACACTCTAGAACTTGCACAAGATCTGAAGGCAATTCACGGTCTTGACGCAGAAGCTGAACTTTCGAACATCCTTTCAGGTGAAATCCTTGCGGAAATCAACCGTGAAGTTGTTCGTTCGATCATCATCACTGCTGAAAAGGGTGCATCTGAAGGAACCACAACTGCTGGTATCTTCGACCTTGATACCGATTCAAACGGTCGTTGGTCAGTTGAAAAGTTCAAGGGCCTTCTGTTCCAAATCGAACGTGAATGCAACAAGATTGCAAAAGAAACACGTCGCGGTAAGGGTAACGTAATCATCTGCTCGTCTGACGTTGCTTCGGCACTTCAAATGGCTGGCGTTCTTGATTACGCTCCTGCGATGAACACATCGTCACTGAACATCGACGACACAGGCAACACATTTGCTGGTGTTATTAACGGTCGCATTAAGGTCTATATCGATCCATATGCTGGCACAAACTTCTTGGTAGTAGGCTACAAGGGTTCGAATCCGTTCGACGCTGGTCTGTTCTATTGCCCATACGTTCCACTACAAATGGTTCGTGCAGTTGATCCAGGTTCATTCCAACCGAAGATCGGCTTCAAGACACGTTACGGAATGGCACCGAATCCATTCGCTAAGGGTACTACAGCTGCTTCGACAACTGCAGTTCTTGAGCAAGATTCGAACAAGTACTACCGTCGCGTTCTTGTTAACAACCTTATGTAATATAAGAGTTGGAACAACCAACCTAAAAACTGGAAGGGGAGTCGAAAGGCTCCCCTTCTTTTTGGCATGTACAATATATAAATAGTGTGTATAATGGGTATTATAGCCAAAGGAAAGATATGACTGCCGTAAACGATATTAACAAAAACTTTCTGTCACCTTTAGGCTACAAGTTTACTTTGGCACGTGCACCTGCGCTCAGCTACAATGTACAGAACATTCGTTTTCCTGGTGTGCAAATGAGTAACGGCGAGAGTCCGACTCCGTTCGTTCCGATTCCAGTCACTGGTAAACTTACTTATAGTCCTCTCGATATTACGTTTCGTCTGAACGAAGATATGACAGATTATCTTGAGATCTATAACTGGATGGTGGCTCTGGCATCTCCTGTTAGTTTTGATGCTTATAAAGCTGTACAGAATTCTCAGGCTGGATCTACAGGAACACTCTACTCAGATCTGAACTTACAGATCATGAATAGCAGTATGAACTCGAATATTATGATAACTTTCTATGACGCATTTCCAACCAGTCTCGGAGATATTGAGTTTAATAGTACAGATACCAGTGTCAATTATATAGAATGTAGTGTAGAGTTTAAATATCTAAGGTATGATATTACTAAATTATAGGATTTGTTATGAAAATTGATGACATTTATGCAGAATGGGAAAAGGATTCCCAGATTAATCGCTCTGAGCTCGGCGACGAAGCGCTCAATATTCCAAAGCTCCATCACAAGTATTTCAAGATCTTTACGCATGAGCGTCTGCTGCTTCGTAAACAAGAGGCAGAACTCAAGCAATTGAAGCTCGAGAAGTTGGAGTTCTATACTCTCGGACCGACAGAAGAGTCACACGAAAAAGGTTGGCGCTTGCCACCGCAGGGCAAAATACTGAAATCTGAAGTGAATAACTATATAGAAGCAGACAAGGATATGGTGAATCTATCGCTCAAACTGGGTATTCAGCATGAGAAGATCGATCTCCTTGAATCCATCATCAAGTCTCTCACTGCCCGTGGTTTTAATATCAAGGCTGCGATCGAGTGGGAGCGATTTAAAGTAGGTATTTAATGAGCTCAGTGCATCTTAAATTTATCAATAATGTCCACGTTAAAGTGGAGGCAGAACCATCGACTATCATGGAATTGGCAGACGAGTTCACGTTCTATGCAGAGAATTATAAGTTCCATCCAAAGTATCGAGCGAGAATGTGGGACGGTAAGATTCGTCTGATTAACAATCTGACTGGATATGTATACTCTGGTTTAGCAAGACATATCAAGAAATTTTGCGATGCCCGAAACTATACGTTCTCGTTTGACGAAGAATTATATTATGATGGCGTATCTGAGCACGAACTAAGAGAGTTCATAAATACTCTTGGAATTCCTGAAAAATATGCCACCAGAGACTATCAATTTGATTCGATCTTGAAGTGCATCAGATCAAATCGAAGAACGTTAGTCTCGCCGACTTCTTCTGGTAAATCTTTGATGATCTACATTCTGATGAGATGGTATCAGAAGCATAAGGCTTTGATCATCGTTCCTACCATCGGACTGGTGAATCAGATGGAGAGTGACTTTCGAGATTACGGATATACTGGTAACATACACCTCTCGACTCAAGGTTTGAGTAAGTCGAATAATATCGAATGTGATATGGTCATTACCACGTGGCAGTCACTCAATAATGGTAAGAATAAGATGCCAAAACCATGGTATCAACAATTTGGAGTCGTATTCGGAGATGAAGCACATGGCGCAAAAGCTACCTCGCTTATACAAATTCTTAGTAGCCTTACTGATTGTAAATTTCGCTTTGGGACTACTGGAACCCTTGATGGCACAGCCCTTAACGAGACAACAATCGAAGGTCTCTTCGGTCCAAAATACAAAGCCGTCAGCACAAAAGAGCTCATGGATCAAGGATACGTATCCAAACTCAAAATCAAGTGCATCGTCCTTAAGTATAATGAATCAACTAGCCATGCAGTCAAGGGAAAGACATACCAAGAAGAGATCGATTTCCTCATCAATTGCGATGCTCGGAATAAGTTCATCCGCAACCTCGGACTCTCCTTAAAAGGTAACAAACTTGTTTTCTTTCGAATTGTGGATCATGGCAAAATACTTCGTGATCTGATAACTAAAAGCACAGATCATAATGTGTTTTATATCGATGGCTCTGTTAGCGGTGATGATCGAGAATCGATACGTAAGGCGATTGAAGAAGAAGAAAACGCAATCCTCCTCGCGTCGCTAGGAACGACATCGACTGGAGTAAGTATTAATCGACTGCATCATATGATCGCCGCTTCTCCATCGAAGTCGAAGATCAAGGTTCTTCAGTCAATTGGTCGTATGCTTCGTCAGCATGAATCGAAAGAGCATGCGGTCTTGTATGACATCGTCGACGATCTCTCCTATAAATCCCATCAAAACTTTACTCTCAGACACTTCCTCGAAAGAACGAAGATCTATGACGCCGAACAGTTTGACTATGAAATCTATAACGTGAAGGTTTAATTATGTTGAAAGTAATACATCTCATCAGCTGCGATACTCTTATCGGAGAGGTTGAAGAAAACGAAGACGAATATATTATTACACATCCATTCCTGATGGAAATTGTCGACGACTCAGATCAAGGTTCTGGTGTTCGTATGGATTATTTGTTAGCATTTTCGAAAGATAACTGTGTACATATAAAGAAAAGTGTTGTATTGTATAACTATAATCCTTCAGATAGGATGGAAGAGTATTATGGTCGACTCGTCGAATTCACGGCTAAACGTGACAATGATGTCATTCTAAAGCAAACCCTCGAGAGTATGGATGAGATGGATAGTAGATTGAAATCTCTTCTAACACGAAGACTCGTAGGGAAAAGTACAGTAAATTGAGAAAGTCTAAATGATGATTAAAAAGAAACCGACTACCCACTATATCGACAACAAGTTGTTTTATACCGAGATGGTCAAGTTTTGGAACTCGTGTCAGGAAGCCAAGAAGAATGGTGAACCTCGGCCTCCAATTCCAGAATATGTGGGTAAGTGCATTATGTTGATTGCACAACGGTTATCAACTCGACCTAACTTTATCGGATACTCGTATCGAGAAGAAATGGTCGGTGATGGCATTGAAAACTGTCTGACATACATTCATAATTTCAATCCAGAAAAATCTA